TGAAATGGTTGATGGTATACAGAAAAGAAGAAAACCATTTACATGTGATTACACAGGGTTTGGATGGGTAATGATCAAGAAAGGTGTGTTTGAACATCCTGATATGAAGTATCCATGGTTTGCACCACAAATGCAGGTTTTTGAGTCTGGTGCAGTGCAAGATATGTGTGGTGAAGACGTTTCTTTCTGTCTTGAAGCAATCAAAGCAGGATTCGAGATTTGGTGCGATCCAACCATCAGAGTGGGACACGAGAAGACAAGAATTATATAAATGAAGTTGTAATGACAAATATACAACTAGAAATGGAAAGATACGATATATACTTGCAGGGTGAGAAAATCCGTTCTGACATTGATGAGGAAGAGATGCTTGATGTAACTCAAGAACTAGCAGAACAATTTTATCGTGACGGAACTCCACACCCTGATGATATTGAAGTTAAATACTTAGGTATAGATACAGAGGACTAATGTCAAAAAAACTTAGATTTTTTTCTGATTTATTATCTAGAACTGTTAATGAAATCGAATACAAAAATGTTCTTAAAAAATTAAAGAAACATGATCTTACAGCAGATGTAGATGATCAATATTATCACCACTTTACTGAGCAACATCAATCAGACGAAAGATAACTCGTAGAAACTGTCTAAATAGCACTAAATACACGAGTATTGTATAAAAGTGCCTCTCAGTAAAATATCAAGAGGTTTTAGGGACATTTCATTATCCTTCAAACGTCACCCTGTTACAAATGATTTGGTTCCTCTAAAAAATGAGGATGCAATCAAACGTGCTGTACAGAATCTTGTTAGAACAAAGATTGGTGAAGTATTTTTTAGAAATGATATAGGTACGAGAATCACAGGATCATTATTTGAATTAGCGAATGAAGATTTAGTTGATCCTATCTCTACCGAAATTGAAACTGTTATAACAAACTTTGAACCTAGAGTTAATCTTAAAAATGTAGATGTGAATTCTAGACCAGAAGATAATACATTAGATATTGAAATATCATACAATATCGTTGGGTTATCTTTACCAATTCAAACCATCAATTTTATACTAGAACCGACTAGACTATAATGGCTCTCAATCAATTTACAAATCTAAATTTTGAAGACATTAAGACTTCAATCAAAGATTATCTGAGGCAAAACTCAAACTTCTCAGACTTTGATTTTGAGGGATCCAACCTGTCTGTACTCATTAATACATTAGCATATAATTCTTATATTACAGCATATAACACAAATATGGTTGCCAATGAGTCATTTATTGATTCAGCGACACTTAGAGAAAATGTAGTATCATTAGCAAGAAATATTGGTTATGTCCCTAGATCTAAACGTGCAGCAACAGCAGTTGTACAATTTGTAACAACAGGTATATCAACAACTAACTCATCTATAACATTACAATCCGGAGTGTTTGCTAACTCAGGTGTAAATCAAACTAACTTCATATACTCACTTCCAGAAAGAGTGCAAGTTCCTTCATTTTTTGGAGAATCACAGGGTATAGTGACAATCTATCAGGGTCAATACCTAGAGAAAGAGTGGGCGATTGATACATCACAACCAAATCAAAAATATGTATTACCTAATGATAGTATTGATACCTCTACTTTACGAGTATTCGTTAAAGAGAGTTCTTCGAGCACCACACAAACAGAATACAAGTTGCTTGATAGTATAGTAGGAATAACTTCAATAACTAATATGTTCCTTATTCAAGAGACGTCTGATGAAAAATATGAGTTGTTATTTGGAGATGGTATTTTTGGTAAGAAATTAGCGTCTGGTAATGTAGTCACTGCATCTTATATAAAAACTGATGGTAAAGATGGTAATGGAGCAACTAATTTTAATTATGCAGGAACTATCAAAGACGAAAGTGGTGGTGATATAACCACTGCTACTACTAGATTAATTACTATGATACCATCTGAGAATGGTGACGATATAGAATCAGTAGAAAGTATTAGAAACTACGCACCTAGAAGATTTGCTGCACAGAATCGTGCGGTGACTGCTACTGATTATGAAGCATTACTTCCATCAATATACCCAAACATTCAATCAGTTAGTGCTTTTGGCGGTGAAGATTTGAATCCACCTCAATATGGTCGTGTCTTTATTGCTGCAAAACCAAGAAACGGTAATTTCCTAGCAGATTCTACTAAAAAGAATATACTCAAATTGCTGAAAAACTATTCTATAGCAGGAATTGTGCCATCTTTCGTGGACTTAAAGGTTTTGTACGTTGAATTAGATAGTTACATCTATTACAATACTAATTTTACTGGAAACTCTGATACTTTGCGATCAAACATTGTAAACTCAGTAATACAGTATAGCGGGTCAAATGAATTAAACAAATTTGGCGGTAGATTCAAATACTCTAAGATGATTTCCGTAATCGATAATACAGATTCCTCTATCACATCAAATATTACTAACATCAAGATTAGAAGAAACTTAAAAACTCTACCAAATACTTTTTCACAATATGAATTATGTTATGACAATGAATTTTATAGAGAGTTAGACTCTTACAATATCAAGAGCACTGGATTTACAGTATCAGGAATTACAGGCACAGTATATCTCGCTGATAAAACAATCGACGGTTCAGACATTGGTAATCTCTTCTTGTTTAGAATCACAGATGACGTTGAAGTTGATATAGTATCATCAAACTTTGGAACTGTAAATTACAAGAAAGGAGAAATATTAATTAATACAGTAAATATCACATCAACTGTACAACCAGAAGGAATTGTTGAAATTCAAGCAATCCCACTATCAAATGATGTTCTAGGTAGAAAAGAATTATACTTACAACTCAGTGTAGAAAATAGTAACTTCACTATGAGACAAGACTTGATCGCTTCAGGTGCGAATGTGTCTGGAACAAGATTTGATGTACAATCTAGTTACAGCAACGGAAGTAAGGTAAGAGGTTCTATTGTAGATACTTCTTCTACCACGACATCATCATCGTCAAGCAGCAGTAGTGGATACTAATGATAGAAACCTCATTATCTAGAGTCAAAATACATGAAGTAATTGAGAGTCAGATACCTGAAGCAATAGATTCTGACAATCCTTTACTTGGTACATTTCTAAAGCAATATTACATATCACAAGAGTTTCAAGGTGGTCCAGTTGATATTGCTGAGAATCTTACTGACTATAGAAGTGTTGATTTTCTTAATAAAGACAATCTCACTGAATTTACATCAACTACTCAGTTTACACAAAAGTTTGCTCAAACAATATATGTCGATTCTACAAAGGGGTGGCCTAGTAAGTATGGTTTACTCAAGATCGATGATGAGATAATCACTTATACTGGTATAGGTTCTACATCATTTACAGGATGCGTTAGAGGATTTAGTGGTATTGAAAATAGTGAGAAAACAAACTCTCCAGAATACCTCACATTTTCTAAAACCGGTATTAGTACTCATGCAGAGAACGCACAAGTCAAGAATCTAAGTAATATCTTCTTACAGAAGTTTTATAAGAAAGTAAAGACACAAATATCTCCGGGGTTTGAAGATCGATCCC